AATGCTTTCTGTGTTATTTCCTGCCGTAGTAATGAGGAAATACATCGGCTGCATACGGGCATCTCCAGAACCTTGGACCATAACATCATATAGTTTTCGATTGGGCTGGGTATGTAACTCATCAAAGATAACTCCATGAGTATTGAATCCATGCTTATTTGCTACATCAGCAGAAAGTACTTGATAGGTACTGTTTGTTGGAATGTAACTCAGTTTTTTCTGTGACTCTAATATTTTGATTCGTTTACTAAGGGCTTTAGAAAAGCGAACCATATCAGCAGCCACATCAAATACAATCTTTGCCTGGTTCTTATCTGCCGCACAGGAATAAATCTCCCCTCGCTGCTCTCCTTCACAAAGAAGTAATAATGCAATCGCTGCAGCCAGCTCTGATTTTCCATTTTTCTTTGGAATTTCTACATAGGCCATATTAAATTGTCGATATCCATTGGGTTTGATGATTCCGAACAAATCTCGAATAATCTGTTCCTGCCACTGAAGTAAAAGAAATGGTTTTCTCGCCCAGGTTCCCTTTGTATGACAAAGATTCTGGATAAAATTCACTGCAAAATCTGCAGCAACTTTATCATAATGAGAATCTGGTGCCATAAATTTCGTAGGCTGATATTTATATTTTTTCTTTTCCATTTCTGCTCCTTTCCAAAAGTGAGCACGAGAAAACGGCCAGGCTTCTTTCCTGACCGCTTTCTCGCATTCGCTTTAATTGTAGTTGTTTAATAAAATGCTGTAGGCAATGTTTGCTTCTTCTGTCTCTGGTTTCATGTCCCAACCTCTGTCGTAGTTGACTTCCCATTCTCCGTCAATCTTAATGCTCAGCTTACTAATTTTTCCTCCGTTGATTCCAAATTCTTCACTTGCTTCTTCAAAGGCTTTTACCCAATAATGTGCGATTTTTTTGCCTTCCTGTGTTGGTATCTGAATTGAGCCTTCTTTCCATCCGTATAACATGTTATTTTCCTCCTTCGGTTTGCTTTTCTTTTGTTGTACACATATTCGCTCTAAAACACATATATATCCAGTCAATTCAACAAATATATGTACCAAACATTCTCGGGAAAAACTGTGTGTATTACTCCCTTATTTTTCTGCAGGAATCTTCACCATATACAACTCCAAGGCAGTCACCCACATCCCAGTCCACATGGATTGTCCCAGTATCATCAACTGTATTAACAGTTCCTCTCATACCTGGCATCATTTTTCTGTAGGGATCATTCATTTCTATAAGTTCTACCCTGGTTCCCCTGGGATATTCCGATTTGATTCGATCTACGATATGCTTGGCTGGAAAAATCATTCTTTATCGCCTCCTCTCTTTCCACTTTTAAATGCAGAAGATCCATCAAGTTTTGAAAGAAGAATTTTTCTGTCCCTCTTGTACTCATCACCAATGAATCCAAGTCTTAGTAGAAAGCATCTGAATGAATACTTTGGATTTTCATTCTCGCGTGGCTTTGCAGTAATTTTCTTTTGCTTTATCGTCATTTCGCAAATAGCCGATATGAACTTCGTGTAGGTCATGGAAGTTTCTGGGTTTTGCAGTCCAAACCAAGGAAAATGTATTTTCCCACCCTGTTCCAGGACTTTTAGCTTCTGTGGTCCAAGAGCTTTTTTTATCAATTCCCCCTTCGCCGAAAGTAACGCATTCAGATTTTCCATATCGACTGCTTCTTTTGGAACGGAAACAATCAAGTCGGTGTCTGAAAATGGAATCGCTTCTTCATCTACCGGCAGCTCTAACATTTCTTTTGGAAGCTTCACTTCCTTTCTTTCAGAAATATACTCTTCTACCGGATATCCGGCTTCTTGAAGTCCTTCCAAAACTTTCTTTTCCAAGTAGGGGTTGATTTCATCTGGATATTCAATCCTTCCCGTTTTTCCAACCCAAAATTCTCCAATCTGATATGCGCAACTTGGAACTTTTAAATAGACTGCTTTTATTCCCGTCAGTGTACTAATAAGCTGTACCAGTTCCTTACGTTCTGTCATTGTGAGTTCTAATGTAATCGTCATCTATACGTACCTCCTCTTTTTTGTTTAGTACATATATCACTCTAAGTGACATAAATAGCAACGGATATATGTACCAAACTTCTCAGAGAGTTATTGTGTACATTACATTTCCGGCATTGGAATCTCAGTGTATGGAATCTTCTCGTCATCACGAAGAACATACACATCTTTACTATTGCCATTTTTCGATTCAATATAACGATTCACTGCAACATCCACAAATTTCGGTTCCAATTCCACACCATAACAGATGCGATCCATCTGATCACAAGCCATCAGTGTAGAGGCAGAACCCAGAAATCCATCCAGAACAATTCCATTTGCCTGGGTACACTGCTTAATCAGATATGCGATCAGCGGCACAGGCTTACTAGAAGGATGCCCAAAGCCATCTTCCTTAGAATTTTTGATTCCATCAAATTCAAAGACCGATTTTTGCTTTTGGTCTCCATACCATTTATGCTTTCCATCCTTTTGCCAGCCCCAGATGATTGGTTCCATATTAAATTTCCAATCAGTTCTCATAAGTGGCGCTCTTGGTTTTTTCCAAATCAGTCCAGCACCGACTTTGAAACCTGCATCCTCATAGGCATCATAAAAGACACGCGCCTTCATGGTTGCATAAAACACATAGATGGAGGCGTCGATAGCCATATTTTCTTTGAAATTCCCGAATGCCTTCATCAGGAACTCATAACCGTCCTTATCGTTAAGATCATCATTTGCAATCTTTCCAGAAGCATTTTCCAATGCAACAAAATATGGAGGATCTGTACAAACAAGATTTACTTTCTTTCCATTCATAAGTCTTTCATAGGTTTCCGGCAATGTAGAATCACCGCATATTACACGATGGTTTCCGATACACCAGATATCTCCGGTCTTGGAGAACGCTGGCTTTTGTAGCTCTTCTTCTACATCGAAATCATCTTCCTTGGCATCATCCGCATCGCCCGCTAAAAGATCTGCAATCTCCTGTGCATCAAAACCGGTAAAAGATACATCAAAATCCATTCCTTCTAAAGCCTCAATCTCTACTCGCAGCATTTCTTCATCCCAACCTGCATCCTGTGCATAACGGTTATCTGCTAGAATGTATGCTTTTTTCTGAGCTTCTGATAAATAATCTACCAGTACACACGGAACCTCTGTGATTCCTTCTTCTTTTGCAGCCATCAATCTTCCGTGACCTGCGATCACATTAAAATCAGAATCGATAATCACCGGATTGATAAAGCCAAACTCCCTAAGAGATCCTCGAAGCTTATTCACCTGCTCCGGCGAATGTGTTCTTGCATTATTGACATAGGGAATCAGCTGGTCTGTTGATACCATTTTCATTTCTGTTGTATGTTTTCCCATGTTATACGATCCCCCATTCTGCCAGTTTTTCAAAACCACCAAGTGAAGAAATATACGATCTCGCTTCTTCTACAATTTCTGAATAAGGAATCCCATCAATCTCCTCATCTCCAATAGCACAAGAAAGTGTTACAACTTCTCCAGTTCTTTGCGCTTTAAGAAAGGCATAAATATTTACAGACACATCTGCTTTCGAGAAATCTTTCCCATGAAGACCTCCTCCAGTTACCGCATCCGCCATATCAGAACCCAATTTTCTGTTGGTGGCACCGGTATCCACATTAGTTCCTCCATCCCATTCTCCTAATGGATTGACTTCTGCTCCCGGATATATCTTTCTTAATTCTTCGGAATTCGCCTGACTCTGACAAATCACAAGTCTTACACCATCCAGGATATATTTTCCGTCTGTTTGGTATTGGTCATAAATTCTACGAGCAATCCCAGACAATTCTTTTTGCTCCTGCGTAAGTGGTACTCCTTTAAAGATACCATTATCACCACATCGAATTTTGTCCTTCTGATTTTTGGCAAGATGTGTATCTTGCGGAACAATCTGAATATCAGTTTCTACTATTCCTGCAATCCTAAGAATCACATTCTGCACTTCGTTCTCCCTTACATCCGCAGATGTTTCAATCACTGCATGGCAGATACCATGTCCAATTAGAATTTCTACTGCAATCTTAGGATTCGGTTCTTTTCCATAGGCTAGATCTACAATCGCACCTGCAATTCTATCTGCCATCTTATCTGGATGGCTTGGATTTACTTTTTCAAACATCCATCAAATCTCCTTTACATTCTATTTCGTAGCAGCATCTCCATCGGATCTGCTTCATCCGGATTAAAGTCATCCGCACAATTTTCTTTCACCACCTGGAAAATTTGATACCAGATCGTGTTCACCTGTTTTTGATAATTTTGCGCCATTGCTACAAAGGGACTGGCACAAGCAGCA